TCATCATATACTTCTTGTTCACCAATATTAGCAAACGAAGGCCAGAAATAATCCAAAGGATCTAATTTTAAATATGTACGAGGAATACCTTGCTGATAAGCAGGTTTAGGCATAACAGACATAATACCAATAATATAACCATGTTCTTCACAATAATAAGAACCAGAATTACCTGAAGAAACAGAAATACCATGACCAGCCATATTACCTTGAGGAGGTGAAGTAGGATCACTAGGATCAGCAGAAGTAAAAGTACCTGATGTATTTAATACTTCAGAAATAACAACTGGAGTTTTAACACCACAAATATACTCTGGTCTTTGTAATCTAGCATCAGAAGATTTTACACCAAAATGAGATAAAATACTTTCAATATAACGAGTACCTCCTCTAGCGTTTTTTTCTAACCATTCTTGCAAACGATAAGCACGACGTAAATCATTAATAGTAGTAGGCTCAACTTCAAGACCACCAGTAGCAGCAAATAAATCAGTAGATGTACTTTCTGAATTACTGCCAGGTACCACAACAGAATAAGGAGTACCGGTAAGAGTAGTAGGAGTAACAGAGCTAGAATCTCTATAAATTGGAGCATTATCAGCAATTTGACCTAAAGGAATATCAACAGCAGCACCCTTTTGAGCAAAAGGTAAAGCACTAGTAAAATAATCATGCTCCCAAGCGCGATTACGTAAAGTTAATAAACGAGTAGGAACACCAGTATTATTACCATCAGTTAATTTATAATCAATAGGATCAATAAGATTTTGATCTCTATAATATTCATTATAAATACATTGATAAGCAGCAAAAGGTAAAGCATTAAGAGTAACAGGAGTTTGTCCAGCTTGAATAGGAGGTACACCCATATAATCTAAAAATCTTAAACACGTAGGTGAATAAGCTACCCAAGTAGAATCAGGTGTACAGGTAGGAGGTGCAATATCAGCACCAGTGCCGTTAGGACCATTATTAGTGATATACTTTTCCCAATTAGGCCATAAAATACGATTAGGCACAAAGAAATAATGCATAGTAACATCTAAACGATGCATAATAGGGGCAGTCATAGGTGCAAATCTAATGATAGATTCACAAGACAAATCAAATTTGTCACCAGGCACACATTCAAGAGTCAAAATAGGTGTTAGTTCACCAATATTAGCAGACAACTTGACGTCATGAGTTAAATCAAAGAAATTTTTCTTAGGTTTCTTTAATTGAATAGAGTTAAATATATTCCTAGCCATAATTATAAACGGATTCCACCGCGTGACATGTAATAAGTACGTGATACCTTTCTCTTGCCGTAACCTTTACGGCCGTAGGACTTACGCCCTTTGTAACCTCTACGATTTCTCATTTTGATTTTGTTTTAAGTGAAATAATGTAATTTGTAATAATGAACATATAGAATCCAATCTAGAAGCAACAATAGCTTTATCTTGATCAGACATTTCCATATTCTCTATAGTCTTAATAGACTCCTGAATAAACTCAATAAATTTTTCCATAACTACCAAGGACGACCGCCTTTAATAAATTGAATAATACGATTTTTTGCACGATGAACATCATCAGCATTAATAAGCTGGGAACCAATACGCATAAGATAATTATCAGTAGGTTGAACACCTTTTTCTTTCATAGCTTTCTCAATCTGTTGCAAAGCATTAGAATTTTTTAAATTTTTTACACGTTGTAAAGTCTCTTGTCTTTGAGCATTAGTCAAAGCATTTAAAGACTTTTTATTAGCTAAATCCTGAACAACATTTACCAAACCTTGTTTACGTTCCTTCATAGCCAAATCATGAAGTTGATTAGCTCTCATATTAGAAGCACCAGTAGAAATAGTATCCATAATAGCTTTTCGAGTATTAGCTTTTAATCCATCTAAAGTAGTTTTAAATAAATCAGGTTGATTATCTACTTCAAATTTCATTTTTTTATTAGCGTAATTTTTACCCAAAACATCAGCAGTTTTTAATAATATATCTTGAGTTAATACATCATTTTGCTTTTTAAGATTATCAGTTTGAGCAGTTTTTAAGGCAGTATCCTGATAAGTTTGTAAACCTTCAGCTAAAGCACCAGCATAATTAACTGGAGCTAACTTAGCATTAGACATTTCACTACTACGAATAGCAGGAGAATTAGTCATTTGACCGTATATTAAATTAGGATTTAATCCAGCATCTTTATAGCGAGCCATTTGAGCTTTAGGACTATTATATTCATTTTGCATAGTCCAATCAGCAAGAGCATCCTTACGTTGTCTTTCATATTGTCTGTCATTATAAGCCATTTGAGCGGCATTAGCTTGACCTTGAGCAATAGAGCCACCAACGCTAGAAGCGCCTTGAATAAGCGAAGCAGTTATTAAGGGATCCATAGTTTTTTTTTATTAATTGACATTTAAATATAGTGTTTTTTTTTTCGTTTTACACTACACTACGTTTCGTTTGGCACTCAAATATAACACTTTTTTTTAAATTAGTGTCAATTAGCACTAATATATCAAGGATAATTAGTGCATATCGCCCCTCATCGGGGCTTTTGACGGACAGAATCCAGGGCAAAGCCCTTACGATTCCGTCTCGTCGGTTTTCTCAACTCCTTCGGAGTTTTCCACAGAGTTATCCACATTGTTGATAACTTTTTTTCTATGTTTTTCAAACGTTTGCTTAACTTCATTTTGAAGTTCAGCAATTTCAGTTAAATCCAATGTCCTGTAATCAGGCATTGTATCTTCTTCATCATAATATTCATCAACTCTACCACCAACAGGTAAACCACGTGAATATCTATCCAATATAGTTCTAATACTCATTGTTTGATCTGGTACCGTCATACTAGGTAAAGTGAATTTCTTTCCTTCAACAGGAAAATCTTTAGCATTTAAGCTATGTTTAATTTTAAATTTCATTGTTTTCAAGTTTATCTCTACCAATTTGAGAGTTTTTATACATCTTTTTAAATGAATTAGAATGTCTTTCTACTAATATTTTTTCAGCAAATACACCAAATTCTTCAATAAGTTCTAATTCAGCTTTTAAAGCTTCATCAGACATAACAATTTTTAAATGATTGTTAATCAATAACTTTTGAGAATCACTATACATTTTGTCTTTATAATAGCGAGGCATGGCTATCTTTTTACCATCCTTAATAGGAACATACATACGATTAACCAAATCTTTTTTATGCCATGTGATCATAACATCAGAAAGATAATTTTGTCCTAAACCTTTGGACATTAAAGAAAATTCCTTTAATCTATCATCATTTTTATGTTTAGGAATTTTACCTGGCTTTTGCATATATTTTAAAGTATAACCTATAGAAGCCTCATTGACTTCGCCAATATATATACTACCAAAAGGAACATAACCAAACCCAGCGCGATACTCGCTCCAAGCTCTTTGTACTTTTTCTGCATCAGCATTAAATATAATCATATGATAATGAGGGCGGTCTCGTTTACTACCATATTCACCACAAACATAATACTTCAATTTAGTATCGGATAATTTCCTTAAACGTTTCATATAAGTTTGGATGTCCCTTTTATTTAGAGTCATATAACCATTCTTAGTTAGAGGTACGTATTTAGTATCGTATGTTAAAGTAACAAATAAAGCAGTTTCGGAGCGCTCGCCCTCTTTCATCAACCTAAAAGACCATCCCGATGTTCTCCGTTTCATACAATTAGGACATTTACCACATGGAAGCGCCATCCAATTATTAGTAATTTTATCTCTAACGTGAAACGGAGTAATACACCGAGAGCTCATTAAATAGTAGGTGTACCGTACTTAGGCATAGGGCGCACAGCCTTAATCTTGTTCAGTACATGACAATATAGTTTTTGAGCATCTGGATCAGTAACCGCAAATACACGATTAGTTTCAGCAGGATCACATTCAATAAACTCTTTTGTTAGTTGAGGAGCTTCATCAAATATTCTACCCATATGCCAATAAGACAAAGAAGATCTAAAATCACCAGCAACACGAGAAGGCATATATTTATACTCACTATATCTTGGAACATATCCAAAAGTACCAGCAGCATTACCAGTATAAGCATAAATCTCATCATCATATACTTCTTGTTCACCAATATTAGCAAACGAAGGCCAGAAATAATCCAAAGGATCTAATTTTAAATATGTACGAGGAATACCTTGCTGATAAGCAGGTTTAGGCATAACAGACATAATAC